GCAATAAATTCTGAACTTTCAATATAGTCATTGTATGTTTCAGGATAATACACACGCAAATAATCAATGAAACTTTTACGTAATGTTTCATAATCATAGCTGCGGAAATCTGCTTCACGGAAAGTTTGGTAAATGGCTTTCCAGTCATTTACTCCAAATAATGCTGATTGTCTAGATGAGGTTGCCATAGTTGTTCTCTTTTAAGTATTTATCATACCTGAGAACACGGTTTTTTAAGGATTACTGCAAAACTGCAATATTAGTAGAACTATTAAAGAATACGTTTAATAATAGTGCTTGATTGAAGGGAGCAACAGCCATCTCTACTTCAAGCAATATTCCAAGTTCTTGCGGGTATGCTCTTATTGAATTTAATATCAATCTAGGGTCTAAATTAGCGATTCTACGTATTTCATTTTCTATTTGAAACTGTACGTCTGCGGTGTTTGGTTCAAATATGAATGACCACAATGTAGTTCCATATTCGGGTTTACCGACTTTTTCACCCTGTCTAATGTTTAATGAATTAACAAAATCTCGTAGTACTAACGGGACATCTACTAGTCTAAATTTATTTCCAAGCTGAACTGGTTGGGTAGTTGAACCCACTCCACCGCTAGTACCTGTAGGTAAATTAGTAGACCTAGGTACATTTGTGTTTATAGTGCTGAATCCGATATATGAGGGCATGACGTATTTATGCTGACACAGTAGTTGAGCTTGGCGGTGGTTTACCGGTAGTTAATGTGTATAGTTTATTTCGTGCAGTTAGTAACTTTTTATCTAATTCGTCTAGATTGTTTTTAGCTGTTGCAACTGCTTGTTCTAGTGTAGATATAGCAGGATCACCCTGTGGTAAATCTTGTTTAGCTGTGCTAAGTGCATATCTCGCATTTGCTACAGCCCTAGATAAATCAAAACGAGAATCAGCTAATGTTGCAATTTCTTTTGAAGTTCCATCATAGGTATCAAGTTCAGCTTGTGATAGGTCGCGACTGGGATTAGCAACAAGTCCTGAGAAGTTTGGTCTTGGTATCTTTGGATCACCTAATAATGAGTTAATCTGTGAAGTAATTTCACCTCTATCTACTGTGTTTGTAGCAACTGTTGGTAACTTTATTGATACCGGGCCAGCTGCACTTAATGCACTAATATTAGATTGCAACTGTGCCGATGCACCAGCTGGTAAGCCAGCTGATACTAGAGCAGTTAAACTTTCTTGTCCACCTGCTATTTTATCTGATAATGCGCTTAGTGAACTTGGTATACTTGGAATAGCTGAACCAGTAAGACTTGCTAGACTTGGTAGTCTACCGGCTGACGCACTGACTAGACTGCTGGCTACACTTGTTGCTGATGAAATTCCATTAACTGCAGCCGCAGATGCATTTGACGCAACGCCAGATACACCCGCTAGAGAAGGTAACTTATTAACAGCGCCACTAGCAGAATTTACAAGTGAAGAAACAGCTCCGGCTCCTCCGGGTAGTGCATTTACTCCACTAGCAATTGAATTGGTAATTGATGATGGAGAGATTACTGTAGCCCCTGCAGTAGTTGTCGGTGTACCTGCCGCAACGCCAACAGAAGATGCTATTGCAGCAGCACCCGATGCAACACCGGCTGTTGCCGCAGTAACACTTGCTGCTGCATCTGCTATGATTGGTGTTGCGGCTGCTGCCTCAGTCTTGGCTTGAGCTTCTGCATTGCCCTTAGCAATTGCTTTTAAATCTTGGGGAACACCGGGTTTAAATGCTTTAAATGACGCTGTAATTGCTGAGAATGCTGAACCAGCAATTCCTTTTGCAGCATCAATTACTCCGCTCAAGCCTTCACTTGCTGATTTGCTTAGCCCACTCAGTGACAACGCTATTGAACTTAATCCACCCGTTGCGTTTGTTGCTAAATTAGCAGCAGATTTTCCGCCGGCAATTGCATTAGATACTGCACTTGGTACTCCACCTGCTGCTGCCGCTAATGCACTAGTAACACCCGTAATATTATTAGTAGATGCTGCGTTCTTCACAAAGTCTGTTGTAGAACTTAGGCCCACTTGTGAAACAGAATTTACTAAACCAGCAACTACTGCAGGTGATTCATTACCAGTAATAAGTCCTGATTGTTGTAATGAAGTTTGTGCTTGTTGGAAGTTTTGAACCTGTGCTGACACTTGAGCAGGTATGTTTTGAGTAAAAGCTGCAAGTGTTTCTGCACCAGGTTTCCCTGTAAACAAATTATCAGTCATTGCATCTTTTACGGTTGAACCTGATTGTACTAACCCAGTAACTAGTGCGGCTGAACCGGTTTTTAGTACGCCGGCAGTTTCCATTTGTTGTGGTGTCATTGCTAATTTACCTACCGCTGCGTTTACTTGCCCAGTTGCATCAGTAATAACTCCCGATCCACTTGTAACCACCTCTGGATTTGCAGCCGCTGCTTGAGTGGCTACTCCACTGACCATAGAACCAGTTACGTTTTTGTCTAATGCTTTACTTGTAGCTTCAGTAACAGGTACCGTTGATGCGTTTGCTGTACTAGTAGGGTTAGTTGGTGTAGCTGGCGTACTGTTATTTGTAGCAGCAACAGCCGGTGGAGGAGGTGTTGGCAATTCTGAACTTGCATTGTTGCTAACTTTGACATCAACTCCTTGGTTGGCATTTGCCCAAGGTGCATGTGCTGGTGCTCGGCTCACAACAGATAATAATTTACCCGGTGCTGCTGCATATCCCTTCACCGGATCTGATAATGTATCAGCGTGTGCTACGAGGGGTATCAATGGAACCTCTGCTGGGGTGACTGATGTAGACCCGGTGTTGAGATTTATTTTGCTACCGTTAACATACATGATACCACTACTAGCATATGAACCTTCTCCGGCTGCTGCCATACTCATAGCACCAGTAACTTTAATAGTATATTTACCTATTGTGTATCCACTAAAATTTCCACCTGCTCTCCAAGCTATATTCTTTTCAGCATTTATGTTTATGTTATCTGCTGCAATATTCAAATCTTTTTTAGCATTTATATTGATATTATTATCAGCATGTAAGTTCAAATCACCCTGAGTTCTAATGTTAACACTGTTAGTTGAGTACATATCAATAGTACCCTCTTTACCCAACTCTATCCAACTTTGTCCATTACTATGAATTATATGCAGACACTGACCATCATCACTCATTAGTATTTGATGACCCAATGCAGTTCTAAGTCGTATCAACTGGTCTTTACCCAATATAGTGCCGTCATCCATTACGATGCTGTGTCCACCTCTACGAGCAATAACAGCTAGTGTTTCTTTTTCTCCCTTAATACCCTTTGATATAATATCATCATCATTATATCCACCTTGAAAAATAGGTCTTCCGGGAGTACTAACTCCCCAACCAACACGTGATGGACTTTCACGTAATGCGCTACTTGATACTGGTCCTCTAATAGGATCTCTAATCAACCCTTGTTGAGTATAAATGCTAGCAGAAAAACTATGTACAGGTTTAGCCTCATTAATGAATCCTGCACTATTGGTAATTGCCGGATTATTTGTGTTTAAATTAGTTGTGGGTAGTTTAGTAGAGCCACCTAAACTTTTTGCTTCACCCTCATTCAGTGTAACATTTTCTGATGATCCTATTGCAGGGACCATTTGTAACACTTCTGGTTTGGGAACTCCGCCTATGTAATAACCATAACTCATATCACCGTTGATGAATATACAAATTACTATGCTACCTATGTCAGGTGGACTATACCACATACCATAAGAACTAGGGTTTTCTGTGTAACTTCCGTAAGTATCGGTGCCTCCGCTAGCCTCAGTGTTGCCAAAAAACGGAACCATCATGCCCACTGTAGTCCAACTGGAACTATCATCTGGGTCAGGTGCACCAAAGTCTGAAATATAAACTTGTAATCTACCTGAACGAACAGCGTCAATGTTATTCTTTACTACCCCCAGTACCGGTACTGAACGTATTACGCCGCCGCCGGCATCGGGTTTACTTTCTTTGGTTGCACCAATTGGTTTAAAATAATTTTGTGGCATAGTTTAAAAATAGTTGTAATTCACACCACCATCATCATCTTGTACTCTACCAGTTTTAGTAGGTACAGTTTTCGTTTGATTTTGAGAATATTTTAAGTTGGGAGAATTAAAAGCAACTACTCCATCAATTGTATCCTCCGGAGCAGTATAAGGAGTATTTTGAGTAAAGCCAGTTTCAGCCTTTGCCAAAAGGGAGTTTGCAGCCTTTAATCTATTTATTTCAGCTTGACTTTGAAATTGATCTGCAACCAATCCAGTTGGACTAGCAGTTGGACTAGCAGCTGGTCTACCGGCATCAGTCTTAGTTTCATCAGTTTTTGACAAATCACTTTGAGTCAAATCTAACTCTTGTTCAAATTTTCCACCTTGAAATGTGCTACGTGCAACTTTAACCAGATAGCTTATACCGCCTCCTCGCTTGGCTATTTGTGCCTGTATATCATCGGAGTATTTATAAAATAATATTGAATCATTAATACTCATCAAACCGGTAGAGTTTTTATAATCTTGTGGTTCTTTGAAATTGATTTCTATAAAAACCTGTCCTCCGTTTGGATTTACTGTATACCCGTCAGGTCCATAAAATCTATTATATACCTCTCGTACACTGCTTGCTGAAGTAGTCATTAGAAAATCAGGATCTCCTAAAATTTTTATTTTACCTTCGGCATATGCACCGGGCTCAAACAGACTAGTCAAATATGAGTTTTGTGATTGTTTTCCATCACCTTGTGCACCTGTTTTGGATTGATTTTGTTCTTTATTAGCCTTAGTAGGTATTTGTTGGCTTCCACCATGTGATTGTTCATTTATAGAAGGAGATATTGCAACGTTAAAGTATGCTAGGTCAAAATTTAATTGAAAACTCAACACCTCACTATTTTTTCCAGTAAATGTGTATTCATATCGCTTGAACGGTCCATAGTATGGAGGAGTTTTTTTAATGTAAGGACTAGTGACTACTGGTGTTGAGTAGGGTTGAAAGACATAATTGATTTCATATGCAAAATCACTTTGTTTTTCATCCCAACCTAAATTTGTTATTTCGGGTGTTACATTATACCAAGATATATTATTCTTTCCTGCAGTAGGTACCTCACCTTCAGATTCGTCATTTGATTTATAAATTACAGTCAACGCATTTTCTAAAAAAGCACTTTGTGTTATAACTTGCTGTATAGCTTGCAATATTGGAGTACCGCGCATAATAGTAATTTGTCTTTCATTTGGCACGGGTTTGGCAGATTCTTCTGTTATTATATTTGATTCTGCTGTATTTGCAGCATTATTCATTTTCCATTTTAATTTATCTAAATCAGCCTCGCTAACAATACTAGCTTGTCCTATCGTTTGATCGGTGTCTCCTAAGTAAGTAACTTTATACCTATTGGGTTTTTGAATCTTACCTTCATTAAATAACTTTATTTGGTCGTTATTGAGTTTGGTAAACATACCTATTTTACCATCAGAGTTGCCCATAAATGCATCATCAACTGTGCCACCTATCATGGTTACACCGTTATCTAATATACCATTTTTAGTACTAAGTACTTCGCTTATTATTGGGGGGACGGCTGTACAATGATAAACCACGGCTTTCCCATCCAGTTTAAATTTAAGATCTTGTATTTTAATATCATAGAACCGTTGATAAACTCCATTAGCATTACCAGCTGGATCACCGTTATATCCTATTTCATCCTTAGAACTTATTAAGTTGCCATCTTTGTCGTATCCTTGAAATCTGATACCTAATATAAAAAATTGTCTTTGTGGATTTTCTACTTTGTTTGAGTTTGAAGGAGTTGTATTTGAACCACTAGTGGGTGCAGGTGTGGCTGGTTTTACCTCAGTTCTATCTCCGCGATATGCCCCGTTTGGATCACGAACTGCGGCAATCTCAGTTCTATCTCCGCGATATGCCCCGTTTGGATCGCGAACTGTGGCTGTTGCTGGAGCGGCCGCTCCAGCATTAAGTGCATCTAATGCTTTTTTTAAATTTGATAAAAATGAGAATCCATATGGTTCAATAATATCAAAAGTTATTTCTTCAATGCTAGTTGATGTTTGAGTTGTTTTACCACTGATATTTGAGAGAATTTTTAAATTATCTATATAATAATCTAACTCAAAACCAGAGGCACGTTTAGAAGTAGAATTATTAATACCGCCGCTTTGTGCGACCAAAAAAACGCCTTTATTTGGATCTGCGGGTGTTTGAAAAGATGTAATATCTTTTCTACCTGATAATATAAAGTCATTATAAGCAGTAGGTGTTATCATGTATAATGATATTTGATACGTATAATTGCTAAAGTTTCCTAGGGGATTTTGTAGTCGCTTACCGGGTGCAGAGTTGGAAGTAGGACCGGGGCGGGCAGCGGCTGTGGTTGGAGTTGCTAGCGCCTCTATTCTAGCTTG